CGTTTCGCCACCAGCGGGCGGTGCTTCAGCGGGTGGTGCTGCTTCCTCGCCTGGCGGTGTAGGTTCAGCGAATGGGCTCGTTGGAATTGATGCTGCAGCAACTGACATATCTGTGACTGTTGACTTATCTTCTGGTAATTTGACTGCTTCAATCTTAAGCTCGAGCTCTTTGTCCTTGAGCAAGCCCTTCTCGATTGCATCAATTTCTTCGTCAGACATCTGGAAAACTTTCTTTCTGACCCAGCGCTTGTCGACCATGTTTGGGATGCCATTTGCAGAGCCAGCAATCTGGAACTTTGTGTTGTAAAGCTCCAGCTTCTGCTGCATTGCAATTGTCGATGGGTTTGTAAGCTTCAAATCAAAATCAAGCAGGTCTGGTCCGTCAAAACCGTTTGAGTGAAGATGAATGATCGCGATCTTGTTAAGCTCAGAAATAATTGTGCGCTGTATTCTTGCGATTGTTCTGGAGAATCTAATGTCTTCTTGGGATAAAGTAGCTTTTGCGCCTAATCCCTCGTCATAACCGAGATAAGCTTTTGGAATCTTCAAAGCTGCGAATAGCTTTTTCTGGATGTATTGCACGTCCTCAATCGCTGCGGCATTAGCTCCGCCTGCAAGTGGGTCGATCTTGGTTCCAGATTGACCTCCACGAACAGGAATGAAGTAATCTTCATCTACTGAGAGTGGATTATATCGTAGGTCGACGCGGCCTGTCTGCTTGTCAACAACCTGGCTTTTCTTGAGCTGTGCCTGTGCCTGCTCCATGTAATTTGCAATATCTTCAGGCGGCACGTTACCAACGTCGATATAAAATACACGACGATCTGGTGCGCGAACAACGCGATAAACCAACATTGCATCTTCAACAAGAATTAGCTGGCGCCAAATACGACGTGCTGCTTCGAGAACTGACGAACCGTAGGGCAAAAATGCATCATTTCCAAGGATTCTGAAATGGCTCACTTGCCAATTTTCAAGAACTTGATTGCCCTGCGTAACCCAGCGAAATCTGACTGCCATTGGGTCATTTTTGTCGTATCCTTCTTCACGCTCGATCTCATTGACAGGAATTGGATAGACATTAACAACACCCTGATCAGGTGACACATCGTTGAACAAGAAGAAGTCGCCGTACTTGCACATGTTTCTTGACCACGCAGTCAAGTTAAAATTGACGTTAAGCGTGTCGTAAAAGAGCTCATTCAGCAACTTGTGTATAGTTGGGTTCTCAGAATAAATGTGAAGAACATTTCCCTTCTCATCAGGTGAAATTGTCTCTTCAGCGTAAATGTCAAGCGCGCTTGCGATCTCAGGTGTGTTGTGTGAGATAACTGTGTCGGTTGCAAAATTCTTATAACCATCGACTGTCAGGTCAAATAGTGGAATTACACCATGGTATTCAATTGATGCGACCTTAAGATTGTCATATGTCTCATTAAATTGTGTGTAGTTCCTATATCCGCGATCTCTCAGCCGCTTATCAATCACTGAAGTTGTTGTGAAAAGCGCATCTGCAAGCTTCTTTTTCTTCATTCCCTTATGAAACTTTGCACAAATGCTGTCAAAAGTTACGCTCTTAACATATCTTGGATTCTTGTCGCCGCTATTGTCCCATCCTGCGTTCTGCCAGTCTGGGTTATACGCTTTTGCAAATATCTCAAAATTATCATATCCATGCTTGCGTAGATGACGCTTAATGACGTTTGGATCTGTGTCAAGCGACTCGCAGAGACGATACAGATTAAATCCTACCGACTCACAAGTCTCAAGAATTCTGCCAAATGTGATGTCTCTCCTCTCAGCAGGATTATTATCAGTCATGAACCTGGAATGACGTGCCTTAAACTCTTCAATCCATGCAGCATTCTCTTGAGACCACTTCTTTCCATTGATTATCTCAATATGAAGACGCTTATGATCTGCATCACTCATGATCTGTAGATTTTCTATTCTGTTATCATGCTTAATGAAATTTAGATGATGTACGACCTCGTCGTTGTCGAGTGGGGACCCCTTGATCATCTCTGCAAGCAGACGATGCTCAGGTGTCCATCCATTCATCTTTGATCTACGATCCATCGTGTAGATCCAGCGATAACCATCGCCTTCTTCTTTGCAACCGCTAAAGAGATCTCTCCGATAAAAAGGCATCATTGCGTCGCCTGGGACGAGATCTTCGATTTTACAGAACGTTCCGTCACGCTTCATTAAACGATGATTTGGTGTTCCTATAATCTTCTGACCGTTGTCAAATGTGACTGTGTATGCATGATCAACACGTGTCTGTCTAGCCTGCTTTCCAATTGCAGGAATAATGCGACCTTCATTATGATCATATGAATAAACGACAAATGTATGGTTGGGATCATTTGTGCAATCAAGTGCAAGATCACCTAAACGTTTGTATCCACCCGGCACAGCGATGAGTGTATCCTCATGCAAGCAATATTCCATCTCTTGGAAATCAGAATACCTGGCCATTCTATCGTATGACCCGTATGCTGACATTGCTGAGCTGTAGACATAACTCTGTGCTTTTCTAAATTGCTCAAAAGCTGATGTCGTTTTTTCTGTTGCTTTAAAGTCTCTGACTCTTCTCTTTATGACTGGCCCACTCCTAAAAAGCGTGGTCAATCGGGAGAAGAGATTATCATTTTTTGCCATCTATGCTCCTAATGCTTAATTAGCCACATGAATTCTGGCGGTATTCCCGTTGGCTTTGAATAACCTCGCAACACTCTGTCGCGATTTGCATCTTGCTGATGCTTGTTTGATACTACATCATTTGATGCGCCATTAAACTGCTTATTCTTAAAACCCATAGCAGCAATCATGGCCTGATTCAGTTTGTCGCTATCTTTTCCATAATCTGTCGACGCGTCATACAACCAAGTCCCAATTGCAAGAGATAAGATCAAATCATCATTTTCGCCTTTCATCGCTTGCGCTTTGTTCTCATTCCAGACGAACGTCTTTAACTCTTCATAAAAACGAGACGAGTAAATCATCAGCTGTTTGTTACGAATGACCTCTTCAAGCTTTGTCAAAATCTGGTTGCGTGATTTACCGCTGGTCGTAAAACCTGCAAGCTCTGTTTCAGTAGGTGGGACATAATCACCGATGTATACCGACTTATTCTTGTTGTAATACATCTTGGGGTAATTCAAATCTTTAAGCTTTACAATCGTTGCAAATCCAAACGAGTTGTTTTCAGGACACATGAGTGCTTTGTTGTAAAGCAGCCCGTATTCATTTAATAGCTCGCCAAACTTATCAGGCGCAATCTTGCCTTTGTATTCTGCAACAACTTCACCTTCAGATGCGTCAATTACGTGAAATGTTGAGTAATCTTTGCCGTCGCCTCGTGCTACGTCTGCTGACACAATATACTTGTGCTCAGATAGAGGTTGCTTCCAAATCCAGACATTTCGATCTGGTCCGCCGCGATCAATCGGGGGCCTTATGACTTTGCTGATCCATTTGATGTCATCATCATTGAGGAATGTCTCACCTGATGCTGCAAAGTCACACAAGTATTCTTGTGCAATTTCTTTTGCAGATAAATTGCGCGTCTCTTTCTCAAACCATGATTGATCGCGCTCGGGATGCACGTCCCAGTTAAGTCGAATCGACTTGAACTCGTTTAGACCTGACTCTGCCTCAGTAAACAGCTTGTAGTATTGACCGCCTACACCGTTTGGCGTTGAAAGAACAATCGCGCGACCGCCTGTAGAGATTGTGGGATACAAACCCGTCCAGAGCTCGTCAAAGTTTCTAACGAACGCTGCCTCATCAATGATCAGCAAAGAAAGCGACTCAGAACGACCTGCGTCTTCTGAGGTAGGTACTGCCTTGATAGACGATCCATGACTGAATTCTATCATTTGGCGGTTGTTCAAAGTTATCTGCGGGAGCACCATCCAAGCTGGTAAATTGCTCACCATAGTTTTAACTTTCTTGATGAAATTCTGCGCAACGCCGAGTTTTGTTGCGATGATCAGAATGTTCTTATCTTTTTGAAAGAGCGCAAGCCAAACAGAATATGCAGCAACAAGCGTCGACAAACCTAATTGACGACTTTTGACGATAACTGTGAATCGATTCTCAATAAAATCTTGCACGCAGCTATCTTGAAATGGAAACGTCTTAAAAGGGATCGTTCCCTTAGTCGGGTGTTGTATCTTTACATAATTGTTGAAAAAATACGTTGGATCTTTACCGCAACGTATGATTTCTGATACCTGTCTTGACTTGTTGCTCGTGTTCATACATCGATTTCAAAAGTTGTGTTCAATCTGAAATATGCAACTTTACGAGGATTGTAGGGTGACATATTGATAAGCTCAATGCCGCTATCTGCTCCCTTCTTTATGAGCTTCAAGCTTTTACCCTCGATCTTCTTGAACTCTTTCTCGACTTCGTCTACTGCTTTCTTTGTAAGCTGTGTTGCAGCACGTTCGTGCTCTTTGCTTTGCTCACGCATCGATTGCTCTGATGCATAGTGTACAATTGTCGTGTATTTCACAATTAAAGCATTACCTTGCAACGTCATCTTAATTGACATTGTAGGTGATGTTGTCGTTGAGCTCACGCCGTATGTTGTGTTAATCAGCTGGCCTAATGTGTTGACTTGTTGCATTGAAAGCATACTGTGCTCCTCTTAATCTATCTATTTCAATAAATATACGTCTTCTACGATCTTCTACGGCGGATTGTATCTCTTCTTTGTTAGGCCGCCATCCTGCTGCCCAATCTTGTCTTTTTCTCTCTGCCCATTTGATACCACACTCTTCGCAGCACCCATGCACACGATGATATTCAGCATCTCTCATGCCTGACATTATTGTCTCGCATACTTGACAAAAAAGTGGCGTCCCTCTATTCGTATCTGACATTAGCACCGCCATCAACCCAGTTAATTTCTACAAAGTTGTCAACTGCATCTTTAATTGCGTCTACGTGCGAGATGATCAGTATCTGATTAAAATATTTCTTGAGTGATCTGAGAAGGCGGGTGCATGCTTCGAGATTTGCGTCGTCAAGCGCACCAAAACCTTCATCAATGATGAGCACATTTAATTTGGGCAATGATGACATGTTGATGAGCGCAACTCGTGTTGCAATTGCAGAGATCATCTTCTCCATGCCCGATCCTAACTCAATTATCCTACGTTTGTCGCCGTAGTTAATGTAAACTTCTAGTGAGTTAGAATCCTCATCAACCTCAAGCTCTACAGTGAAATTACAAACGCCAAGCAGAATGTTCTGAATTTCAGCATTAACTAGAGGTAGAAGCTTAGAGATAAGCCGCGAAGGCAAACCCTTCTTAGACATTGCAACATTGAATAGCTCGTAAATCTCGAGGTCAACGAGATCCTTCTCAAGGGTCTCTTTCTCAGCAGCGAGCGTCTCAATAGATGACTCATGAGAGCCGATATTCTTGGCATTTGTGAGCTGGTCTTTACGAACTTGCTCGATCTTGGCCTCTACCTCTTTAATTGTGTCATAGACGCCGCAGAGTGCCGTCGAATCGCTGACCACCGCACGTAGACGCTCAATTTCTGTATTAATCTCTTGCTTATTGAGATTTTGCTCACTGATTATTTTCTCATTGTGCTCAATCTTCAAATCAAGCTTGCTAACTTCAATCTGGAGATTTCGCTCCTCGCTTAACATCTGCTCATATTTGCTGATCTTCCCAGCTACGTCTTGTGTGACATAATTTGCAAGAGAATCTAGCATATTGCTTATCAGCAATTTTTGCTGATCAATTTCTTCTTTTTCCTGCGCAACTTTTGACTTGCTTTCAAATGCTTTTTTGATGAATGGGCACGTAGGATACTCATCACCACAAGGAACTGTTGACAGGATGCCTACGTCCTCGTTGAGCCGGGTAAATGCCTTGATGTGTTGCTGTAGTTCTCGATTTGCTGACTCAAGTCGGGTCTCAAGATCGCGTTGCTGATTGAGCGTCTGGCGAAGATCATCAATAGAAAACGCATCTCGAACTTTCTTGAATTTGTCGAGGCGTGCTTGATGCTTGTCGCGTGCTACGCATGCTAGAGAAAATGCCGTGCTAGCTTCATCTAGCTTGCTTTCAATTGCTTTCTCTTTCTTTTCAAGATCGCGAAGCTTAAGCGCTGCTTCTCCAGAAGCGTCGCCACTAATGATCTCACGTAATCCTGTGATTTTCTTGTTTAAGCTATCGTATTCAGAAGACAGCTCTTCAAATCTGCTTCGCTCAGTGTGTAAAGATCGCGTTGCATCTTCGATCTTGGCATCAATCTGCTGCTTATCTCTGCGGCCTTTAAACGACGAGCGAAGAGGAACTAGATCCTCACGCGATCGCTCGTAGAGCGCGTCAAAGACGTCAAGATTAAGAAACTTTCCAATGATCTGCTTCCGTGCAGTCGACTTTTCATCAAAGAATTTGTTAAGATTTCCCTGAGCTGCAAGCGATGTCATAAAGAAGTCGTCTGCGGTGCCGATAAGCTGCCTCAACACTTTCTCTGTCTCACGACGCTGTTCATCAGACACATCGCTTAGCTGCAAATCTGTATCAAGTTTGCTGATAGCTAGTGATGTGTTGACGTTGACGTCTCCCTTCTTGTTAGACGTCTTCTTGGTGCGCCTCGTGATCTTGTATTTGTCGCCTTTGACTGTAATATCAGCCTC